CCTATGAAACATACGACCAGTTAGAGATCCGCACTAAGGATTTAATCTGGCTAGACTGGAACCCCGTATCAGAGTTCTGGTGGTATACAGACGTAATGGGCAAACAGGATTGTGACTTTCTAACCTTAACATATCTTGATAATGAGGGATTAGACAAACAGATAGTTACAGCTATCGAGAGTCGCAAACACAATAAGCTATGGTGGCAGGTGTATGGACTTGGGCAACTGGGTGAGGCGGAGGGTAGGATCTATAAAGACTGGCAGATAATTGATGAGATACCACACGAAGCAAAGCTAGTTAGATACGGGCTAGACTTTGGTTATACTAACGATCCATCTAGTTTAGTGGGGATATATCGTTATAACGGAAGCTTTATAGTTGATGAGATTATGTATCAAAAAGGCATGAGTAATTCACAAATAAGAGCCATTATTCAAAACATCCCACAAGCTCTAGTTATTGCAGACTCAGCCGAACCTAAAAGCATTGACGAGATAGGTGGATCAATCATTGCCTCACAGAAGGGACCAGGAAGCGTACTACAGGGTATTCAGTATGTCCAAGACCAGCGAATATCAATAACCAAGCGCAGTCTAAACATTATCAAAGAATATCGTAACTACCTATGGATGACTGATAGAAATGGAAAGATAATCAACGAGCCAGACCATACGTTCTCGCACAGTATGGATGCTATCCGTTACGGCATGGAGTCACTTAAACCAGTAGAGCAGTCAATGGTAGATGTACCAAAGTATAAACCATTTGATTCTCATATAGGCATTTGAGGCACAATGATATAATCAACCTATGGTAAACCTTGCCCCAGAAGAATACGCCAGAATAATCCAAGAGAACAAACCCCACCTAGTAGAGATTGAGAACCGAGCGGAACAGATAGAGTACGGGGAGATGGTGATAACTTTTACAGTGCGGGCAGGTGTAGTTCAGAAGATGGAGTTTCACGATACCAAGACCTGGCTACGACCAAAGAGTTGACGTGTTAAAAATGTAGTATACTAGAAGTACAGTCTGTACCTAAATAAAGGCAAGACCATTTCTCTAACGGGATGTGGTCTTTTTGCGATTAAGGAGCATATGAGTTATAAAAAATCCAAAGACGAACAAGAAGTATTTTCAGAGGTAAATGAGCAGTTTCTACTTAGTAAAAGATATTTAGACGTACTACACCAGAGATTCAACGATCAAGAGGAATTGTATAGAACATACCTTGATCCCAACAACTACCCACACGGGGCTAAAGTGTTTGATCCTCGTATATTTCGTGTAATTGAGACTATCACACCACGTATGGTAGCCAACGAACCCACAGGATCATTCTATCCCTCTGAGGATGGTGACGTAGCCACAACTCATATCCTTAACTCACTAATCAAATACGACTGGCGCAGAGCCGAGATGTTTCCTAAGCTAGTAAACTTTGTTAAGTCAATGTTAATCTTTGGGACATCATTCGGACGTATCTACTGGGACTTTCAAGAGAGAGAAAAGATACAGATGGTTCCCAAGAAGCTAAATGGTCGCATGATCTGGACTCCCAAGAATACTAAGAAGATTAAAGTAACAGACTTTGACGGGCCTAACTTCCAAACTCTTAACATCTATGACTGTTTCCCAGATCCTAACTCTACAAACATCTCTAATATGCGCTGGTTTATCTACCGTACATTCAAAACCCTTGACGAACTCAAGAGAGAGAACGACTCAAGAGGGGTTGAATACTACAAGAACCTCGACAAGCTAGAGGAAGCTATTGCTTCAAAGAACGCCAAAGGCAAACCCACAACTGATGACAACCAATGGAGAGAACACCGCAGAGTAATGATGGGGACACAAGAGTTTAGGGGTGAGGATAAATCCAATGAGGAGTTTGTCATACTTCGCAGATTTGATAAGGATATGTGGGTAGACATTGTGCCTGAGTTTGGGTGTGTGATTCGTGAGGAACAAAACCCCTACTTCCACGGAGAGCTACCAATCGTTCACGGAGTTGATTATCCTTATCCTGGTGAACTATATGGAATGGGTGAGATCGAGCCTGTAGACCGCATCCAGAGGGCTATCAACGCTGTACTTAATCAAAGACTAGACAACGTACAGCTAACCCTTCGCAATATGTGGAAAGTTAAGAAAAATGCAGGTGTTGATTTACATACTCTTATCTCAGCACCAGGAAACATTGTCACAACTGACGATATGGCAGCTGTTGAGTCACTTCAAGTACCTGACGTTACAGGTTCAACCTTCGTACAGACAATGGGATACCTAACCTCAGCACTTCAAAATGGAACTGGCGTAACCGATTACACAGTAGGTGTAGGAAATAATAAGACTGTAGGAAATACTACTGCCACCGGCACTCGCTTAGTTCAACAAGAAGCTAATGCACAGTTTAAGTTAAAGGTGCAACTGTTAAATCACATGGTTATCCAGAGAATTGCTAACCAATTCAAGGATTTGCGCATCCAATATACAACAGAAGATCAGAAGCTAAGGATTATGGGACCAGAGGACATCAAGAATCTACGAGATAATACTGATTTAACCAAGATGAGCGTAGAGGGTGAGCCAATCTACCCAGGAGATGACCGCAAAGCCAAACTAGAGATAGGCAGAGGTGAGGCGTTTGCCTTCTTACATCTATTACCTGATGATATTCAGCCCTCTATCGTGGGTGATTATGACTTTGTGGCTCAAGTTAGCTCAGACCAGATTAACGATCCAATCGTTCTACAAGAGAACTTCTTTGCCGCACTTGACCGTGTATCTAATCCTCAATGGATTCAGGGTCTACAGAGTCAGGGTAAACAACTTGACTATGCAGGGGCTACTGAGAAAGTCTTTGATAAGCTACAAATCGGGATTGAAGGTAGGTCAATGATCCAAGACCTACCCAAGCC